CAACTTGGGCACTGGACGCTTGCAAACAAGCACGTTAAAGAGGAAAATCAACGCCAATGATTGGGAAGGGGCAAAAGAACAACTGATGCTCTGGACTAAAGGTGGCGGCAAAGTGCTGCCCGGACTATTAAAACGCCGCACTGCTGAGTGCGCACTGCTGGACTGACCGATGCCATTACAAAAAGTTCTGTTTAAGCCGGGCGTCAACCGGGAGAATACTCGCTATACCAACGAGGGTGGCTGGTACGAGTGCGACAAAATTCGTTTTCGTCAGGGCACACCAGAGAAGATCGGTGGTTGGCAGCAGATTTCAGGCTACACATACAGTGGCGTATGCAGGTCACTTTGGAATTGGGCTTCTCTTGCAGGCGCTAACTATATTGGCGTGGGCACCAACGTCAAATTCTACATTCAGCAAGGTGGCTTCTACTACGACATTACTCCTATTGCCTCAACCGTAACGCTTGGTACAGACCCTTTTGCTGCAAACGGCACAACTACAGTCACAGTTACAGCAACCACTACAGGTTTGACTGCGGGCACCTACGTTACGTTCTCTGGTGCTACGGGCACATACGCTTCCACGTTCAACGCTGAATACCAGATTGTCTCTGTAGGCGCTACGTCCTTTACGATTACCGTGCCGACAGCCTTGACTGCGGGCTCTTACGGTGGCGCGGCTGTTTCTGCGGCATATCAAGTCAGTGCCGGCCCTGCCACACCTGTCCCACTTCTAGGTTGGGGCGCGGGTTCTTGGGGTCAAGCAGGCACTACGTGGGGTAACGGCGGCACATCTACTACAGCTTTGCGTTTGTGGAACCAGATAAACTACGGCCAAGATTTAGTCTACGGCCCACGTGGTGGGGGTCTTTATTACTGGACAGCTAGCAACGGCGTTACTACCCGTGGTGTTTTGCTTAATACTCTTGGTGGTACGGTTTCGTTTACAAACGCATCCCCGACTGTTGTTACTTCCACAGTTGCCTATACAGAAGGCGCGGCGCTTCAGTTCTCTGGTGGTTCTTTGCCGACTGGCATAACTGCGGGAACTACGTACATTGTGTTTGAAGTAACAGGTTTGACGTTTAAATTACTGACTACGGCTGGCGCAGCGGTTAACACAACTTCTACAGGCACGGGTGCAGTATCTCTAATTGTTGACTGCCCCGTTGTTCAAAACAACTTGACAGTTTCAGACTCATCACGTTTTGTAATTGTGTTTGGTTGCAATGATTATGGGCAGTCATCAATAGACCCCATGCTTATCCGTTGGTCTGGACAGAACGACCCATACAACTGGACGCCAGACCCAACCAATCAGGCAGGGTTTACCCGACTATCTCACGGCTCACAGATTGTGACCACGGTTCAGACGCGCCAAGAGATTGTGGTGTTTACGGATTCAAGCGTGTACTCGCTCCAGTACCTTGGGCCTCCTTACGTATGGGCACCGCAGTTGCTTGGCGACAATATCTCCATCATGAGCCCCAACTCGGCTGTGATTGCGTCTGGTGTTATTTACTGGATGGGCGTGGATAAGTTCTACGCCTACGATGGCCGCGTACAAACGCTTAACTGTGACTTGCGCCGCTACGTGTTCCAAGACCTAAACCAAGAACAAGCGCTTCAAGTATTTTGCGGTACCAATGAGGGCTTTAACGAAGTCTGGTGGTTCTATTGCTCGACTAACAGTACGGCAGTGGACAAGTATGTTATATACAACTACGTTGAAAAAGTCTGGTACTACGGCACGATGAGCCGCACCGCTTGGCTTGATTCTGGTTTGTTGCCATTCCCTGTTGCCGCGATTTACAACAGCACACCTGCCACGGGTAATCTGGTCTTCCATGAGGACGGAATCAATGACAACGCTACAGGCACGGCTGCTCCTATTGAGGCGTATATTAGTTCGTCTGAGTTTGATATTGGTGACGGCCACAACTTTGGTTTCATCTGGCGCGTGTTGCCGGACTTGACATTTGCAGACTCTACCAATGACACAAACGGCGATGTACCAAAAGTCACAATGACTTTGTATGGGTTGGCTAACTCCGGCTCCGGCAGAACAAGTAGCGCAAGTCAAAATGTGTCTAGTAGCAGCGCATACGACATTACTGAAGAATTTACGGGGCAGATATATACCCGCATGCGGGGACGTCAGATGATTTTTAAAGTTGGGTCAAATCAACTTAATACTACTTGGCAGCTTGGCGCTCCTCGTATTGACATTAGACCGGATGGTAGGAGATAAACATGGCACAAACCAATGTAACCGCCCCTAGCTTGCCGCTAGCTCCGTTAGAATACGAACGTTCGTACATGGACAAGCTAACCAACGTATTGCGCCTGTACTTTAACCAACTGGACACCCCGGGCCCATTGGCGGGGGCGAGTATCAACTTGAACATAAACACCTTGCCAACTCAGGCGGATTTAGCTAACCTCCGGGTAGGGGATGTTTACCGTGACACAACAGCAGCAAATGCTTTAAAGATAAAGGTCTGACATGAGCCTGCATAAGTTTGCCGAACAGGTAGCCGCCAATGGCCGCGGTGACGACTCTTTACTCGTACACATGACGCCGGACGAAGTCCAGCGCCTACAGAAATTTGCCGAAGCCAACGGTCGTTCACTGACCATCAATCCACATACGGGTTTACCCGAAGCGGGCTTCCTTTCTGATTTGTTCAAGGCGGTTGCCCCTATTGCTCTTGGCGCTTTCTTAGGCCCCGGAGCTTTTGGTATTGCAGGCATGGGTTTGAGCGCTGGCACAGCGGGTTTGATTACGGGCGGTATTACAACTTTAGCCACCGGCAGTTTGTCTCGCGGCCTCATGGCCGGATTGGGTGCGTATGGTGGCGCGGGGTTAGCTGAAGGCATGATGAACGCCGGTGCGGGGACTTTGGCAGGTCAGTCTATTGGGTCAGGATTGTCTGCTGATATGGCGTACAACTTAGGCGATGCGGGTATTACAGATGCCGGCATTCAAAACTTAGGCAACGTAGAAGCGACAAACCAAGCTGTTCAGCAACAAGCGCTGACGACTTTTGATAAACAAGCTGCAGGCATGAAAGCTGCAGCCGAAAGCCCCATGCAGTTTGCCAAAGACAACTGGAAGCCGATTGCCGCTGCCGCACTACCCGTGCTAGGCGCTATTGGGACAACTACGCCAGCATCAAAAGCAACACCTGTTGACACAGGCTATATCCGCCAAAAGCTTTTTGATCCGTACACACATACATATAAGTCCTTGGCTCCCGTTAAAGCTAGCGAATGGGGCAACCGCAGTTTCTCTGATGCCTACACAAACCCACAGACAGGCATAGCTGCGGCAGTAGACCCCCAGTCTTTTAAACCCATGGCTGAAGGCGGTATTGTGGCTTTGGCTGGTGGCGGTGTAAGCGACGCCGACATTTTTAACTATTTCAAGACCCCCAACCTGACAGATGCGCAGATTGCCACTGACATGCAAAAGTTTGGGGTGTCTGCCGCCGACATTGCACGGGCTACAGGAACACAAGACAAACAAGCCAACTACGAGCAACGTTTTGTAAATACCCTAAACGCCCCCGGCACAGACGCTAATGAATTTTTGGCAGCAACAAAAGCGGTAGGGTTGCAGGGCCAAGGATTGACAAACGCAATGCAAGGTGCAGGGTTGTCTCAAGGCGCTCAATACGCCTTGACGCATGCTTTGGATGATAAAACACTGACAAACGGCGTTACAGATGCGGTTACTGGGAAACCCGTTGGTCTTTACACGCAGCTTGGTTATACCGCCGGTGCTTTGCCCGGCGACCAAGGCGGTCTAGAAGGCTTGTACGGCAATATTAACTACGTCGCAAGCGGGCTACAAAACCTAATTAACACAGGAAAAATGTCTGTAGCTGACGCTCAAAATGCAGCGCTTGCTGAACTAGCTCGTACTGGTGTTAGCGTAGCGGATGTTAACAAAGCAACAGGCACAGATTTTGGCAGTTTGTTTAAGGCCAAAAAAGCAATTGATAAAACATGCGGAACTGGCTACCACTGGGATGAAGCAACCCAGTCGTGCGTTAAAGACACTACAAAAGTAGTCGATAAAACATGCGAAACTGGATACCACTGGG